ATCGAGTCGCTCCCTAGCGGCAATGACCCTGCTCGTGGCGAGTCGGTTTACCGTGTGGTGATTGACGAGATGGCGTTCCTACCGAACTCGGAGGAGGCATGGGCGTCGATTGAGCCGATTGCCGACGTCGGCGGTCGTGTCATCTGTCTCAGCACCGCCAACGGCGAGGGAAACATTTTTCATGAACTGTGGGTTGGTTCCCAAACTGGAACCAACCTGTTCAAGGGAATCTTTTTCCCATGGTCTGCTGGTGACCGTGACGAGGACTGGTACGAAGCCAAGAGCCGCCAGTTGCCTGACTGGCAGTTGGCGCAGGAATACCCGTCTGACCCTGATGAGGCGTTTATTCGGTCAGGTCGTCCGGTATTTGATATTGAGGCGCTTCGGGCTTATGAAACAACTGAGCCGAAACGTGGGTATCTTCACAGGTTGGGGCCGAAAAATCTCGAGTTTCGTCGGGATGGCGGCGAGTTGGCGGTTTGGGAGTTCCCAGACCTGTCGGCTGTGTACTGTATTGGGGCGGACGTCGCTGAAGGTTTGGGTCATGGTGACTATAGTTCTGCTCATGTAATTAACGCATATACGCACGAGGTAGTCGCCCACTGGCATGGATACATTGACCCAGACCTGTTTGGTGAGGCTGTTCTGGCAAATTTGGGTTGGTGGTACAACACCGCTCTGATGGGTGTCGAATCCAACAACCACGGTCTGACCACCCTGAAAGCGTTGCAACGGTCTGGCTACAAGAACATTTACCGCCAGCGTAGGTTGGCCCAGAGGTCTCCTGAGCCTACGGAGATTTTGGGTTGGCGTACGACAGCAGCGTCGAAGCCGCTGGCGATTGACGAACTGCAGGCTGCTATACGAGACAACGATATCGGTATCTTTTGTGATTACACCATTGGAGAGTTGCGGACGTTTGTTCGTGAATCGAATGGTAAGACTCACGGGTCGCCTCACGACGACCGTGTGATGTCGCTGGCTATTGCAAACCAGATGCTGAAGTATGTTTGGCTACCTGAATATCAGGTGGCTGGGGAAGCCCCGAAGGGTTCTTTGGCTTGGTGGGAAGGCCATATCGCCACTTTTAGGCCAGAGAAGTTTGTTTTGGGGTCGTTTGGGGTTCGTAACCGCGACTAGGTGACAGAGTTGGGGAATATTAATGAACCTTTTCACTTGTACTACATGCGGCTCACAGTTTGAGCACGAAGAACTGCCTCGTCGCGGGGCAATCTGTTTCAAATGCCACATCAAGGGTATCCGTATCGGTTTTACTCATGGGCAGGAAGATTTTCATGGGCCTACGGTTCGTGAACGCCAGTTGAAGCAAGAGGCCGATGCCGCCGCTGGCGGCATCAAGGCTGAACCTGTTGGAAGCCGGTGGGTGTGAAATGGGATGGTGGGTTCCGCTAGTTGTGGCTGTCATCACGGGCCCTGTTGTGGTGCTGTTGCAAATGTTGAGAAATGAGAACACAACTCAGCATGCGGAGTCTAGGGAGTTGCTACATCACATGACTATCAAGGTTGACGATATTCATGATGATGTTTCTGAGTTGAAGGACGATTTTAAACAACACATTAAGGATGGTCATGGTAGTCAAGTTGGATGATAAGACGAAAGCGCTGGTTGCTAGTTATGTTCGCTCGGCGGTTGGTGCTGGACTTGCTGTTTATACTGCTGGTGTGCGTGATGTACGCGGCATTCTTAGTGCTGCTGGGGCTGCTGTGGTTCCACCACTTCTGCGTTGGGTTAACAAGGCTGACACGACGTTTGGGCGGGGCAGCAAGTAAATATGGCACGTCTGTCTAACAAGGACCTGCTGGGCAGGTATCGTTCTAAACTGGCGCAATCTAAGCGTTGGCGTAAGAACGAGGAGTACGACGATGTGTGGCGTCGCATGATTGACATGTATCGCGGCAAACATTATGACAACCTGAGCGATGAAGACCGCACTTTGGTCAACATGGCGTTCTCAACCATCAACGTTATAGGCCCCAGCGTGTCGGTTAACTACCCGAAGATTACGGTTAATGCACGTCGCCCCGAGGATGGTGACCGTGCGACTGTGACCGAGGCGATTGTGAACTATTGGTGGCGACACTATGGGTGTCAGCCACAGTTCCGTAAAGCAGTCAAAGACAAACTGATTATCGGCCACGGTTGGGTTAAGACTGGTTACCGTTTTGTTGAAGAAGAGAAAGTCGCTGAACGTGACCCGAATGTTGAGCACAATGACGTGTTGGATATTGAGGGCGAAACAAACGTTGAGACCGAAATGGTTATTGTGGAAGACCGCCCGTTTGTGGAACGTATTTCGCCATTCGACATCTATGTAGACCCTGATGGTACTTGCATGGACGACATCAAATGGATTGCTCAACGAGTTAAACGCCCACTGGCGGACGTCCGTAACGATAAGCGTTACAACAGCAACGCCCGTGCCGAAGTTCAGCCAACCCAATACTCCAAGTATGGTTTGGATGGTCAGCAACTAAAGCAGTCCTACACGAAGGAAGATTCTTTCGTTGAGGTGTGGGAGTTTTACGATATCCCCAAGGGCACAATGTGCATCTTTGCTGAAGGCTCGGACAAGTTCCTTGTCCAGCCAACCAAGATTCCGTTTGCATTCGGTCACCCGTTTGTGATGCTGAGAAACTATGAAGTCCCTGAGCATTTTTATCCGTTGGGTGAACTGGAAGCCATCGAGGGTCTTCAGCATGAACTGAACGAGACACGCACCCAGATGATGAATCATCGTAAGCGGTTTTCACGTAAATGGTTGTACAAGGAGTCGGCGTTCGACCCTGATGGTCGAGCGATGCTGGAATCCGATGAGGATAACGTTTTGGTTCCCGTGGTGGGCGATGAGCCGCTTGGCGGCGTCATCACCCCAATGCCTGCGGTTATAAACCCACCCGAGTTCTATAACCAGTCCAGTCTGATTGCAGGCGACATGGACCGAGTGTCTGGTGTGTCGGACTATATGCGTGGTGCGATGCCTGAGATTCGTCGTACGGCAACTGAGGCTGCGATTGCGCAGGACGCAAGTAATGCGCGTGCAGCCGACAAGTTGGCTGTTATCGAATTGGAGATTGCTGCTTGCGCTGGGCGTCTGGTGGCTTTGGCCCAGCAATATATGACTGGTCAGCAGGTTGCCCGTGTGGTCGGCTCTAACGCCATTCCGTTGTGGGTGCAGTTCGACCGTGACTATATTGCTGGCGAGTTCGATTTTGAAGTCGAGGGTGGTTCTACCCAGCCTGTGAACGAATCGTTCCGCCGTCAAATGGCGTTGCAGATGGTTGACGCTATGGCTCCCTTCGCGCAGGCTGGGGTTATCGACATGGGCGCTTTGGCACGTCACGTATTGCAGTTTGGTTTTGGTATCAAAACACCTGAAGCGTTTTTGGCTGCCCCTGCACCGCAGCAGTCTCCTCAGGGCCAGCCGATGCCCGAGCAGATGGGTGGCGGCATGCCACCGCAGAGCGGTTTGCCGCCTGAACTGATGCAGGCTTTGGGTGCTGGTGGCGAAATGGTTCCACCTGAACGGCCTGTTTAGGTTACAAAATAGTTCTATCTATAGGAACAACCAACCAAAAGGATTCCGGTGGAAGACACAATTGAATACGCTGCCCAAGAAGTAGACCCCACTATTGATGGTGGACAAGTTGAAGATGTTGGGGGTGAAACAGCCGAACAGTCGGAAGAAGGTTACTTCAACTGGGGTGACTACGCAGACAAGCGTGTTAAGTTGCCTGTTGCAGGAGAAGAAATTGAGGTTCCGCTCAGTGAGGCTTTGGCTGGATATCAGCGTCAAGCGGATTATACCCGCAAGACGCAGGAACTCAGTCAGCAGAGACAGGAAGTGCAGTTTGCTGCGGCAATCCAACAGGCGTTGGACAATGACCCGCAGGGAACTATCAAACTTCTGCAAGAACATTACGGTATCAACAATGGTGCTGAGTCTTTTGAAGATGACCCGTTTGCTGACCCGACCGAGAAACAGATTCGGTTGTTGGAGACGCGAATTAAGTCGTTTGAGGAAGCGCAGGCGCTTCAACAGTTGGAACGTAATCTTGGTTTTCTGCAAGAGAAGTATGGTGAGGATTTCGACCCAAACGAAGTGGTTGCACAGGCTTTGGCTGTCGGAAGCAATGACCTAGAAGGCGTTTACAAGCAGATTGCGTTTGACCGTATGATGAGCAAAAATTTGGCTAACCAGCAGGTTGCACAAAAGAGGGCCGCAGACGAGCAGCGTATTGTTGAGCAGAAACGTCAGACTGGGATTGTTTCTGGGGCCACTAGTGCGGCTAGTGCGGGTGTGTCGGATGCGCCTGTTTCTTCACTCAGGGATGCTTTTGATTTGGCGAAACGCCAACTCGGAATCTCCTAACATTACAACAACTACATCTAATCCTTAGGAGGATTCAAAATGGCTGGTAACGCTAACTTTGATGCGCTGCTTTCAACCACGCTTGCAAACTACCGCAATCAACTGACTGACAACGTGTTCACCGCACGTCCGCTTACGTATATGCTCATGGAAAAGGGCCGTATCCGTATGCTTAATGGTGGTACGAAGATTGTTGAGCCGCTGATTTATGGTCAGAACTCGACTGTCGCTTCGTACTCGGGTTACGACACAATTTCGCTGACCGCACAGGACGGCATTTCTGCCGCAGAGTACGATTGGAAGCAGTACGCTGCGTCCATCGCCATCTCCGGTATTGAAGAGGCGAAGAACAATGGTGAGCAGGAAATCATCAACCTGCTTGAGGCCAAGATTATGCAGGCTGAAGAGTCTATGCGTGAAGGTTTCAACCAGATGTTCTTCGGTGACGGCACGGGCAACTCGGGCAAGAACTGGAACGGCCTTGGCAACATTGTCGAGTCGGGTAACACTGTTGGTGGAATCAACTCGGCTGGCGGTCAGGGTAACGACTGGTGGCGTTCGTATGAAGAGAACACCGCTGGTGCGCTCACGCTTGCCCAGATGGCTACGGCATACAACAGCACTTCGGTTGGTAACGACCACATTGACACGGTTCTGACCACTCAGACCCTGTTTGAGAAGTATGAGTCGCTGCTTCAGCCGCAACTCCGTTACACCGACACCAAGACTGCGGATGCTGGTTTCCAGAACCTGCTGTTTAAGTCGGCTCCTGTGATGTACGACGTCCACTGTACCGCTGGTGTGGTGTACTTCTTGAACACGAAGTACCTGACGCTGGTTGGTCACTCGGGCAAGTGGTTCACGCAGACCGAGTTTGTCCGTCCCGAGAACCTTGATGCGCGTTATGCGCTCATCATGTGCTACGGTAACCTGACCTGCCGCAACCGTGCGAAGCAGGGCAAGTTGACGGCCAAGACCGCCTAATAGGACCTAAATCTGTCCGAACGGCATTCCAGTGGGGGGACGGGGATAAAAGCCTCGTCCCCCCAACCGGTTTATTGAACAAGTATTTGATTGGAGTTTATTATGGCAGCAAAGAAGAAGCCGATGGGTGGAACTCTCTACAAGGGTTCAA